AAAGAGAATAGCTAGAGATGTTCAGGGAATAAAAGAGAAGTATAACTTAGAAACAGAAGAAGTGATTTACTCCATTCTGAAAGAGGAATTAGAACAGGAATTTTAATATGCCATCCAAATTTCAACAACAATACGACAGAAAGAAGATAGAAACTCAGAGAGCCTTAATTTCTGATTTGAATGATGAAATAGCTGATCTTAATGATAAGATGAGGGGTGTTACTGATCCTGACTTGAAAAAGGCAATAAGATCAGAAATTGATGCTAAGAAGATTAGAATAAATTCTATAAAGAAAGGTCAACCAGTCAAACCAAGAGCTGCTGCTTTTGCTTTTGAGGAATCTCAGAATTTGAAAGAAGGTCTTGATGATATAAAAGACAAGTGGGTTGAAAAGATTACCAAGAGAGGTAGAAGTAAGTCAGAGGTTTCAGATTTTGCAGATGAACAAGTCAGAAAGTTAGAAGACAGATATGGTGATGATTATTCTGCTATTGTTGGAACTTTGAAAAAAATTCTATCAAACAAGTACGATGTTTCTCTTGACGAAGAAGCACAAGCATCAGTAACTACAAGTACAGTCGGATCACCAACAATGTCAACAAGTAATGGTGGAACAGAACCTGCTGTATATGGTAGTTCTCATATCTATGCTACAAAAGTTGGTAAAACGGCTAGTCGTAAAGGTGATATAGAAGTTTGTCCTGATTGTGGATATAAAAAATGTAGATGTAAAAAAAAGAAGAATAAAAAGAATTATAGAGAGTTTGTTGATTATTACTTTGAATCGGAGGAATAAGAATGCCAAATCCAAAAGACTATTCAAGCAAAGACGAGTGGATGAGTGCTTGTATGAGTAAAGTAGAGGGAGATGAGGGGAAGCCACACGACCAAGCTGTAGCGCAATGTCTAAGTATGTGGGAGAGAAAGAACGAATCATTCAAAGAGTTTATTGATAATTATCTAAGTGAAGAATAATTAAAGGAGGACAGAGGGTAGCTCCCTTTTCCCGAAACCTTACTTAGGTTATATGTTGCTTGATGAATTTGTAGAAATTCCTAAGATATTTGAAGAAAATGGTTGTAAACTAATTAGTGATAAATATATAAGTAATGATAAGAAGTTGAAGTATATTTGTGAGTGTGGTAGAGAGTCGGAGATAACTTTAGCTAACTTTTTTAATGGGTCAAAGATGTGGTTGTATTCGTTCTTTAGGTGAAAGAAAAATTGAAAAATGGTTAAAAGATAATAATATTAAGTTTATTTCACAAAAAAGATTTAGAGAATGTAAAAATATACGAAATTGCCTTTTGATTTTTACCTCCCAAAATATAATACTTGTATTGAATATGATGGAGAACAACATTTTCAACCAGTTCAATTTGGTGGAATTAGTTTAAAAGAAGCTGAATTAAACTTAAAGAATAAGAAGCATAATGATAATATAAAGGAAAAATTTTGTAAAATGAAAAATATTCATTTATTAAGAATTAAATATTTAGACAATTGTTTTGAAAAATTAAATGATTGTTTAGGAGGATGTTAATATGGGAATTGATTTGAGTTCCATTTTTCTTTTTAATCCATTTGCTAAGTACTTCCGTCAGTCAAGACCAGAGGAAGAAAAGGTAGAGGAGCAGGAGATTGAAAATAGTCAGGGTGTATCTCAGGAAGAGGTTGACCTTGCTAACTTTATCAACTACGATTATCTATCTGATCCGGGTGCTGCTGTTACATATGTTGGAATACAGTTTGAGCAATACTTCGGAAGTAAAAGAGGTAGAATACAAAAGTATCGTCAGATGGCGAGGTATCCAATTATTAACGATGCTCTAAACCAAATATGTGATGATGCTGTTGTCGATAATCCTGAAGGCGATATGCTAAGTCTTGAGATAAACGAAGAAATTCCAGAACACATTGAGGACGAAATCAGAAAGATATGGGATTACCTTATTGTAAGTGTTTACAAGTTCAACGAGAGAGGTTGGGAACTATTTAGAAAATGGTTGATTGAAGCAGAAATTTACATTGAGATGGTTCTTAATGATAAGGGTGATGATATAATTGGTATCAAAATTCTTCCTGCTCATACCATGATGCCTGTCTACGAAGAGAATAAGGTCAAGGCATACATGCAGGTCAACGTAAATGCTCCTGAGGCTGTCAAGGGAGTTGACCACACACATCAAGGTAACGTTGCTTATGCTCAGTCAACGTCATATGCCGATGGAGAACCAAACAACATCATATTTGATAAGGACCAGATTGCTTATGCCAACTATGGAGATTATGGTGAGAACTTTCTTGATGTGAGAGGATTTCTTGAATCTGCTATTAGACCATTCAACCAGCTCAACAACATGGAAGATGCCATCGTTGTACATAGACTTGTTAGAGCACCACAAAGAAGAATCTGGAATATCTATACTGGTAGAATGCCAAAGGGTAAGGCTGATGAGTTTGTAAAACAGCTCGCAAACAGATATAGAAAGAAGTTGATTTACGATCCAGAAACAGGAGCGATGAACTCGGCACAGAATGTTCAGTCGCTTACAGAAGATTATTGGTTTACGAGAGATATCAATGGAAACGGAACAACTGTAGATACTATTGGTGGTGAGTCTAATTTCAGTGAAATGGACGACGTAAAGTACTTTCAAGAAAATCTTTATAAGTCCCTTATGCTACCTCGTTCGAGATGGGAGGACCCAGCGACATCTATGTACTCATCAGGTAAGTCTGGTGAGATTCAGAGAGAGGAAATAAAGTTCGCAAGATTTGTAGAGAGATTACAAAGAAGATTCAAATACATCATTCTTGATCCATTCATTACTTTGATGAGACTTCGTGGAATTGACGAAAGATATGTTGACCAAAACATATTCAATGTTAAGTTTACAAAGTCCAACTTGTTCAAGGAATACAAGGAAATGGAGTTGATGGAATCGAGATTATCCATTCTTGGAGCAGCATCAGAGTTTATTTACAACCCAACAGAAAATCCAACCGGTTATTTCGCACCAGAATTCGCACTAAAGAGAATGTTCTTGATGAGTGATGAAGAGTGGATTTGGAATAAGGAATTGATGGACAAGATTAAACCAACTGAAGAAGAGCAGGCTGCTTTGGCAGCGGCTGGTGGTGAAGGCGGTTTCGGTGGTGCTGGTGAAATTGGTGGAGAATTTGGAGCACCTGATGTTGGTGGTGAAGTAGAGGCCGACGCGGAAGGTGGTGGAGAAGCAGAGGTAGGAGGGGAAGAAGAGGCTTCTCCAGAGACACCTGAGTCATTTTCATTCGCATTTGGGGATAACGACTCTCAAATTTTGAAAGAATGGAATACATTCGATACGTCAATTAGGAAAAGATATGAGGACAAAAATTTGAGAAAAAGTTTTAAGTTTAATAAATAAGTATAATTAACTATAAATACTAACTGAGACATTTATTTGCATTAAAAATTGTTAAGGAGGAGTTATGAAGTCAGTTATAAAAAGAGTTCTCGATGGAGATTGGGCAAGTCTTCAGGCAGACATTGAGAAGATGGCAGCAACTAAGGTCAAGACAAAAGTTGACGAAAAGAAGATGGATGTCTTGGCAAAGATGAATGGCATCAATGTTGATAAGCAGAAGGAAGTAATGTCGGTTTCAAAATAATAGGAGAGACTTATGAAGCTTTTAACAGAGTTTGTCTCGTTTGATAAACTTGAAGTTATCAAAGAAGAGAAGGAAGGAAAGAAAGAGTTCAGGTTGAGAGGTCCCTTCTTAGAAGCAGAAATCAAGAACAAGAACGGAAGAGTTTACTCAAAGGATATTCTTGTCCGTGAAGTCAATGACTTTGTGGAATCTAAGATCATGAAGAATAGAAGTATGGGTGAACTTGACCATCCAGAAAATCCCCAGATTAATCTTGAGAGAGTATCTCATATTATAGAGGAACTTAAAATGGATGGTAACGTTGGTATTGGTAGTGCTAAACTCATTGATACACCAATGGGTAGAATTGCCAAGACTCTTGTAGATGAGGGAATCATTGTAGGAATGTCAACCCGTGGTGTTGGAACTCTTGATGGAGCAACCGTTAAGGAAGACTATAAACTTATCACAGTTGACATTGTTGCTGATCCATCCGCACCTAACTGTTTCGTAGAAGGTGTACTGGAAAATAAGGAATTTGTCATTGATGGTGACCAAATTGTTGAGGTTGCTGTGCAGAACTTACAAAGAAAGGTAGATAAAAAATACGAGCCTAACTCATTGTCAAAGCATGTGTTAGGTTATATGTTAGATTTTTTGAGTGAAATTCAGCGCAAAAATGTGTAAAAAGTTGCTGTTTTTTAAGTCCCAATTTTATAAATAATTACAGCAAATCAATAGGAGGAGCTTGATATGAGTAAGAAAATTACAGAAAAAATTAAGGAAATGTTGACTCCTGAGGACCTTAAGGTTTTCGAAGCTGCGGTTGAGAAAATGGTCTCCACAAGAGTCAAGTTGAAGGAAGAGGAAATAAAAGCAAAGTATGACGAGCTTGCTGAAGAGTATGTCAGTAAGAAAGTCAACGAAGAGCTTGAAACAGCTAAAGCATCTCTTATAGAAGAGTACGACGCAAAGCTTAAGAACATTGAGCAGAAAGTTGTTACAAAGCTTGGCTCTTTCCTTGACCATGTTATTGTCGAACAGATTTCTGAAGAATCTATCGAGAAGCTTGCGATTAATGAAATTGCAATGCCGGTTGTTGAACAGATCAGAAAGGTCTTTACAAACAACTATGTAGAGCTTGACACTGATGGTGCCGCTCTTCTTAAAGCGGAGCAGCGTAAAGTTGCAAAGCTTGAGAATGAATTGTCAGAAGCTCACGCAAAGATTATGGAATCTGAAGAGAGACTTGAGAAGTCAGCAACATTCTTGCTTATTTCTGAAAAGACACAGGGTCTTACAGGAAGTCAGAAGCAGAGAGTTGCAAAGATGTTCAAGAATAAGAAGTTTGAAGAAGTCAAAGAAGGAATTGACACATTTGTAGAAATGGTCAAAGAATCCAATTCTCCAAGATTAAAGAGTGTGGGTAAGGGAACTCTCGACGAAATCATTACTGAGGAAGATAATATTGGAGAAGAAAAGAAAGTAATCAAAGAAGAAAAGCAAGAATTCTCGTTTGCTGAAAGAGCAAATAGATACTTGGATGAATAATAAATCGGTCTTACCATAAATGAGGAGGAGAAAGATATGAGTCTTGCATTAATCAAAAAATGGGAACAGGCTGAAGGTAAGATGTCCATTAAGGATATCAAGGACAGATACGTTAAGGAAAACCTTGCAACTCTTTTGGAAAACCAGGAGAGAAAGGACTTTAACGGTCAGGAAGTCATTAGTGAAGCTTCCAACCACGGTGCTACCAACTATGGTAGTCTTGGTGGATTCACTGATGGTGCCGCTGCAAGTGACTCTTGGATTTTCCGTCCAATTGCTCTTGCTCTTGTCAGAAGAACATTCCCAGATTTGTTCGCTAACAAGGTTGTCGGTGTCCAGGCTATGTCCACACCTGTCGGTCTTGCATACGCAATGAGAGTCGTCTACGATGACGGAAACGGAAACGAAGCTGCTTGGGACAATGTTCCTGAGTATGGTGGATACACTGGAAGTCAGGTTGGTGTTTCTGGTACACTTCAGGGTGGTCATACTAACACATCTGCCGACACAGGTATTTACGACACATCTGGTACTGGTGCTACTACATCTGCTGCTGAAGCTTGGACACTTGATGACACTTGTAACTCAGACGAATCCGAAGTTGATGGTTGTGGAGATTGGCCACAGCTTAAGATGAGAATTGACCAGCTTGCTATCACTGCAAAGACCAGAAAGCTTGCAGCTAGCTTCAGTCTTGAAGCTGCTCAGGACGTAAAGGCGATGCACGGAATTGACATCGAAAGAGAAATGGTTCAGTTCTTGCAGTATGAAGTTACCGCAGAACTTGACAGAGAACTTATTCTTAGAATGAAGAGTGCGGCTACTGACACTACTAACGGTGGTGAGAATGTTGGTGCTATCGACCTTACTGGTGGTGGTACTGGTATCGACGGTAGATGGTCTGGTGAAAAATACATGAACATTGTTTCATCTATTGTGTATCAGGCTAACAAGATTTCTGTTACAACAAGACGTGGTCCTGGTAACTTCGTAGTTGTTTCACCAGCTATCGCAACTGCTCTTCAGGCTGCTGGACACCAGTTCGTAGCATACAACCAGAATGTTAACGCAACTCAGGTTATGGCTGCAATTGGTAAGCTCAATGGAACAATAGATGTTTACCGTGACCAGTACGCAAGAACAGAATATGCTCTTGTCGGTTATAAGGGTCCTGGTATCTCTGATACTGGTATCATCTTTAGCCCATACATCATGGGTCTTACCAACAGAGCAATCCACCCAGATGACTTCACTCCAAGAGTTGGTGTGATGTCCAGATATGCTATTACTGACACATTGCTTGGTTCTGGTAGATATTATCGCTTGATACCATACTACAATGTACAGAAGCTTATCCCTGGTGCTACTACTTCTAATCTTCCTTCTGGTTTCTAATCAGTAAAGATTCGTAAGTATATAAAGTAAAAGTCAAGGAGACCATCTCCTTGACTTTTTTATTTAAAATATGATAAAATTATATGATTGTCTTTTATCAACGTATAGAATTTGAAGGGAATATTATTATGATATGTGAAATATGTAAAGAATTTGAAACAAAAACTTTTAGAGGTTTGTCATTGCATATTAGGAATAATCATAATTTTGATATTAAGGAATATTATGATATTTACTTAAAAAAAGACGCAGAAGGAATTTGCACAGAATGTGGTAAAGAAACATCGTTTATAAGTTTAACAAAAGGATATTTTAATTTCTGTTCATCAAAATGTAGTAATAGTTCAAAAAATACTCGACAAAAAATAGAACAGACAAAATTAAATAAGTATGGAGATATTAAGTATAATAATAAAGAAAAATCTTCACAAACATGGAGAAATAAAACAATAGAAGAAATTGCAGATATAGTAGATAAAAGAAGAATTACTAAAAATAAAATATATGGAGATGAAAAGTTTAATAACAGAGATAAAGCAAAAAAAACATGTATAGATAGATACGGAGTAAAACATTTTACTAATAGAAAAAAATATATAAAAACTTGTTTGGATAGGTATGGAGTAGAAAATCCGTTTCAATTGGAAGAAGTTAAAGAAGAAATTCGTAAATATTTTTTGGATAATTTTGGAGTTGACCATCCAATGAAAATAGAAAAGGTGAAAAATAAAGTAGTTAACGGTGTTAATAATTTTTATAAAAATAAAAACGAAGAGATGTTTAAGAAGTATTTTAAAATATTAAAATATAAAGATGAAAATAATATACACGTTAGATGTAAAAATTGTGGTTGCGATTTTTGGATACAAAAACAATATTTTATTTGGAGATTTAATAAAAAGGTTCATCCTTGCTATAAATGTTACAACCTATCAAATATATCAATCTATGAAAAAGAATTATTTGATTTTATTGAAATTAATTACAATGGTGAAATTATAAAAAATTATAGAAAATTGATATATCCATATGAATTAGATATTTATATTCCTGAATTAAAATTGGCTTTTGAATTTAATGGGTTGTATTGGCATAATGAAAAGTTTGTAGATAAAAATTATCATCTTAATAAAACGGAATTATGTGAAGAAAAAGGAATACACTTAGTTCAGATTTATGAAGATGATTGGGTTCTTAAAAAAGATGTAGTGAAATCGAGGATTTTAAATTTATTAGGAAAGTCTAAAAAAATATATGCTAGGAAATGTATTATAAAAGAAGTAACATTTAAAGATGCTAAAGAATTTTTAGAAGAAAATCATTTACAAGGTTACTGTGTCAGTAAGATTAATTATGGATTATATTATAATGATGAATTATTATCATTAATGACTTTTAGTAAATTAAGAAAAAGTCTTGGTTTTAATAATGTAAATGGATCATATGAATTATTAAGATTTTGTAATAAGCTAAACACTACGGTTGTTGGTGCTACAAGTAGATTATTTAAAAGTTTTTTGAATAATTATAAACCAGAAATTGTTATTAGTTATGCCGATAGATTTTGGACTACTATTATAAATGGTGTAGTTTATGAAAAAATAGGTTTTGAATTGGTTGGTAAGACTACTCCAAATTATTTTTATGTACATAATAAGATAAGGAGAAATAGATTTAATTATAGAAAAGATATATTGATTAAGCAGGGGTTTGATAAAAATAAAACAGAGCACGATATAATGTATAATAGAGGAATATATAGAATATATAATTCTGGAAATTTAAAGTATGTTTATAAAAAATAATAAATATTTATTGTATTTTTCGCTAAAAAATTCATTTTAGACTAAAAGTATAAATATATGTGAGAGTAAGTTTTAAATGTCTTTTAGGAGGTTTGACATGAAGGTAGTTAACGTTGCTGGTTTTGATGTAAAGTTTGAGAAGGAAGGTAGAGTTTACAGAGTACCTAATGATGGAAGACTACATCCAATTCCTGACAAATGTTTTTATGAAGATAATTTTCAGGGTTTGCTAAGAGTAATAATTCCACCACAACCAGTTAAGCAGATTATAAAGAAGATGGAATGTTTTAACAAAAAGAATGTTGACGTTAATGAACCAAATATAAAAGAGATTATCATAGATAAAGTTGAAGAGAAGAAAAACAAACCACTCAAGGGAAAGAAGATCAAATCTAAAGTTAGAGCTGAGTTGAAGAAGACCACGAAAAAGACAAGTCAGAAAAATAAAGAGGAATAATTTATGGCTAAGATTACCAATTTGAATCAAATGAAGGATTATGTTATAACACAACTAGGACATCCTGTTATCAACATTGAAATTTCTAATACGCAGTTGGAACAGGCTATAGAGGATGCGTGTCAAGACTTCAATCGTTATAACTACGACGAGGGTTCTTACAGAGACTATTTTATTCTTCAGACATCAGCGGGTCAGCAGGACTATGCTGTTTCCGCTGTTAGAGATTACTCTACTGGTGCGACTCTTGACAATGTTGAATTTATATGGGATTTCTCTATTTCATTTGGTATGGATGGAATAAACACTTTGTTTAGTCCTGCTCACATTCTTCTTTACAACCAATATGTGGAGCAAGGTAGCTATCCCGGAGGTCCTGGATATGGAGCACCTGGAGGATTAGCGTTGGCAAACTATCAAACAGCTATGATATATCTTGACATGATTAATGAGATGTTTGGTAAGATGTATTCTGTTGACTATATCCCCGGAAGAGAGATTATAAGAATAACACCAACACCAACAACAGCATTGATTGGTGTGCTCATTCTTTGGAGAAGAGAATATGCTTATAATTTGTATAACAATCCACTAGTAAAGAAACTTGCTGTTGCAAGAGCTGGCATTAGATGGGGTAGAAATCTTAACAAATATGGTGGACAAATGCCCGATGGTTTGACAATTAATGCTAGTGAAATTATTAGTGAATATAAAGAAATGGAAGAGAAGTGGCTCGATAGAATGTTTGATGAGTCACATCCTCCCGATTTTATAGTCGCTTGATTTATATAATCTGGAGGACAGAGGGTAGCTCCCTTTTCCCGAAACCTTACTTAGTATGGATTACTCCAATTTAGAACCTGGTAAGGAGTTTATTATGGAAATTTGTAAAGTTTGCGGGAAAGAATGTAAAAATTTCAATGGATTAGCTTCTCATATAAATCAAAATCATGCAGATTATAATGTTCAAAAATATTATGATGAATTTCTGTTGAAAGAAGAATCAGAAAAATTTTGTAATTTTTGTAAAAAACAATTGAAATTCAAGAGACTTTCTATTGGTTATGCAAAATATTGTTCCAGTCTGTGTAGTAATAAATCAGAACAGACAAAAAATAAGTATAAAAATACCATGATGAATAAGTATGGAGTAGATAATTCTTTTAAATCAGAAGAAGTCAAAAGTAAAATTAAGGAAACAAATTTAAAAAAATATGGCAGTGATGTATATATTGTTAGTGAAGATTGCTTGACAAAGAAAAATAATACATTATTAAACAAATATGGAGTCGATCATTATTCTAAAACAGATATTTTTAAAATGAAAGCTTCTAATAAATGTTATTGGAAGTCTAATGAATCCAGAATGAAATTGTTAAAAATATTTGAAGAAAAAAAATTGAAAACTATAATGGATAGATTAGACGAATCTTTGAGTATCGTTTCTGTAAGTCAAGATAAAATTGTTTTGTTTTGTAATAATTGTAAAAATGAAGTCGAAATGTCGATACAGATGCTTCATAGAAGATATAAAAATAATGAAGTTATATGTAACGATTGTAATAAATATAGAAAGCCAATATCCAGTTTTGAATTTGAATTGTTTGATTTTATCAAAAAACAATATCAAGGTATCATTCTTACCAACGAAAAAAATATAATTGATTCATTAGAATTGGATATTTACTTACCAGAATTGAAATTGGCATTTGAATTTAACGGTCTTTATTGGCATTGTGAAATTCATAAAGATAAAAATTATCATCTAAATAAAACAGAAGAATGTGAAAAACAAGAAATTCATTTAGTACATATTTATGAAGATGATTGGATTTACAAACAAGATATAGTTAAATCAAGAATACTTAATTTACTTGGTAAATCTAAAAAGATTTATGCCAGAAAATGTTCATTGGAAGAAGTATCATATAAAGATTCAAAAGAATTTCTCGAAAAAAATCATATTCAAGGTAATTGTATATCTAAAATTAGATTGGGACTTTATTATGAAAACGAATTAGTTTCTTTAATGACTTTTGGTAAATTAAGAAAATGTTTAGGACAACAATCAAAAGAAGGTTTATATGAATTGTTAAGGTTTTGTAACAAGATAAATACTTCTGTTGTTGGTGGTGCTAATAAGTTGTTTAAGTATTTTATAAATAATTATACGTTTAGTTCTATTATTAGTTATGCTGACAGAAGTTGGACAATGAATAATGGTAAAACTTTATATGATAATTTAGGTTTTAAATTACATTGTATCACACAACCAAATTACTATTATGTGAATAAAGGAATTAGAGAAAATAGATTTAAATATCGTAAAAATGTTTTAGTTGAACAGGGTTTCGATGTTAATAAATCAGAACATCAGATTATGTTAGAAAGAAATATTTATAGAATATATGATAGTGGAAGTATAAAATATGAGTTTAAAAACAAACACGAAATTATTGAATAGTTATGAAGTTGAAACACCAGAAGGATTTAAACCTTTTGCTGGGGTTGGTGAAATTGAAGAAGAAGTTCAAATTCTTAAATTTACTTTGGAAGATGGTAATGTAATTGAAGTTTCCACTGACCATACATTTATTATAAACGGGAACGAAGAAATTGCCAAGTATCTTCTTGAAGGAGATGTTTTAGAAACAAAAGATGGATTAAAAGAAATAGTTAAGGTTGAATTAAACAAAAAGAAAGAAAAAGTTTATACTCTTCTTGAAGTAGAATCTTCCGATAATTCTTATTATACAAATGATATTGTTAGTAAGAATTGTAAGTTTCTTGGAAGTCAGTCAACTCTTATTGACTCCGATGTGCTTGAGAGAATACATTTCAAGGACCCAGTTGCTACAAAGTGGGAAGGACTTCTTTCTATATTTAAGCAGCCTGTGCCTGGTGGTGAATATGTGCTTGGTGTAGATACTGCGAAAGGAACCGGAAAGGATTATTCTGTTATTCAGGTTCTTCGTATAAAGAATGAATTTGATGTTGAACAGGTGGCAATTTATAGAAACAACTTGATAAGACCACATGACTTCGCTCAAGTATGTGTCTCTGTAGCAAAGTATTACAATAATGCTCATATGATGGTTGAAAATAATGATATTGGACAGACTGTTGCTGATTCAGTTTGGCATGAGTTTGAATATGAGAATTTGATTAATGCTGATCCTAAGGGACTTGGAATAAGAAGCACAAAGAAGACAAAGCTAAAAGCTAACATGTTATTGAAGGAGTATCTTGAAAAGGATAGACTTTCTATATGCGATGAAAAGACGCTTTACGAGCTTAGTAGATATGAGGAAGTTAGACCGAATGTATTTGCTGCTGGAAGACATGACCATGATGACTGTTTTAAGAAAGATGCTTTAGTCAAAACTAAAAGAGGTTATATACCAATCGTAGATGTAGTAATCGGTGACGAAGTTTTGACTCACAAAGGAAGATGGAGAAAAGTAACAAATTTAATTGAAAAAGAATTTGATGGTGATTGGTACGATATAAAATTCGAAGGTCAATTGAATTTGTCTTGTAGTTATAATCATCCAATTTATACATCGGATAGAGATTGGGTCTTCGCTAGAGATTGGAATGAACAATCGTGTATTAGTGTAAAAATGCCCCTGAAAGATAATGAAGATGAAAAATATTTGTATGAAGACTATGTTGAAAGTAAGGGAAATAATAAGAAAATTGATATAAAAATGGATGATAACTTTGCTAAGTTTTTGGGTTTATTTTTAGCAAATGGCCACGCTTATAAAGATGGTAAAAAATATCATTATAGAATGACAATTGCTTTTGATAAAAAACACACTGACTTGATTACGGAAATGAAAGAATATTTGAATTCTTTAGGAATTTCTACTTCATTAAGATTTGAAAAAGACAATAATGGTTGTACAATTCAGTTTGCAAACAAATTATTACATTATCTTATGAGTTATTGCTATGACGACTCAAGAAATAAAGTATTACCTTTTTATGCGTTTAAATTAGGTTACGATTTAAAATATGTATTAGAATATTGGTTGAAAGGTGACGGTTATGTTTGTGAAAGAAGTAAACATTCTAAATGTTTTGTTGGGGCTACTATTAGTAAAAAGCTAGCTTTAGATATGAGAGATATAGCAATTTCAATAGGCAAAAAAGCAAACATCCAACACGTTCACAAGAAAAAAATAAATGAAAAGGATCAATATCACGTTACAATTTATGATGATTACAACGGAAATTGTAATAGTAAAAGTATAAATGAAATTTCAAATTTTGAAGTTAGTCATAAAATATCAAAATCAAAGAATATAAAACAAATCAAAAAAAGTCATTTTAAAGGAACAGTATATAATATTAGTGTTGATGAGGATGAAAGTTTTGTATGTGATGGAATTGTTGTTCATAATTGTGTTACTTCTTTACTTTGGGCTCTTTACTTTATCATAACGGATGATTTTGAGGGAAGGACCTATGATTCCAAGTCAATTGAAGACGAGTATAATATTCGTGTTGGTGAATGGGAAGATGATATCCCTGACATGAGGGAAGAGAAAGATAGTGAAGCTGATCCGAGATGGATGCCTTCAGTTATTTTTGATGGAGATTTGTAGTAAAAGTATAAATACAACTGAATTAGTATAAATATTTTGGAGGATTTATGAGAGATTCGAGAAAGCCAAGAGCAGGATTAGCAGTCAAAAGCACTGCTAATATAAATAAGAAAGAGACTGATAAATTGAAAGAACCAGAAGTTGTTGAAGTCAAACAGTCATCGGAAAAGAAAGTTAGTAGAAGAAAGAAAACTTCTAGTCAAGATAATTAATTTTTGGAGGTAAACAATGGCAAGAGTATTCACAACCCCTGGTGTCTATCGCAGAGAGATTGATCTTTCTGAAATATTAGTCCCAACTGGCATTTCCAATGGTGGAATTGTAGTTAGATCAAAGAAAGGACCTGTCAATAGACCAGTTCTTGTCACAAACGACAAGGAATTTATTGAGGTTTTTGGTGAACCAATTTTCACTTCTGGAACAGATTCCACAACAAATGGAAAGCTTATTCCAGAATACGGATATGGTGCTTATGGAGCACTTGAATATTTGAAAGAGTCCAACAATCTCTACGTTGTTAGAGATTTCACGCCTGGTTCAGACAACTATGCTCATGTAGATGTTTCACCATCTACATTGGACTTTACTATTCAGAGTGCTGGTATTTCTGGAACAAGATGGGAAAGAGGTAATAGACTTGACACGCTTGACTATATTAGTATAATTGATGATTACGCAGACGATTCAGATGGTCACGACAAATTTGTTATTGGAGCACTTGGTCCTGGTACAGATGGTAACAGTATTGCTGTTACTATTGAGCCATTTAGCCCATCAGCAGACTGGAAGTTCACATATGATGAATATCCAACTTCAGCACATGCGGTTTCATCTGACACATTGACAAATGATGATTGTGCTGAGTGGTATCCAATCGGTAGTAAGGTTGCTAAAATCAATGTTTACGTAAAGTCAACAACACAGAGTTGGGATGATCTTTATAGAAACAACGATGATAGAAACGATGGAAGACTTTTCTTGTCTCCAGTAGAAACATTCTATGGTTCTCTTAGTGAAGACTTGAAGGATGAAAATGGAAACAACCTTTTCATCGAAAAGGTTATCAATGGGAACTCTCAGTACATTTATGTCAAGAAGGGAAATAGTGTTGGTGTAGAATGGGAAATTGAGAATGGTCCTAGTGATGACCTTATACCAACAGCAGAAATATCTGATACTGAAGAAGAGTATGTTAAGTTTGTTTCTTCTGCGACAACACAATCTAATAGTAATAGATTGATGATACTTTCTGGTGGTGAAAGTGTGAAGGATGATGGATTGAATGACATTACTGGATGGAATATATTCGAGGATAGAGAGAACGTCAATGTACAGATACTTATCGGAAGTTCTCATAATACTGCTGTCAAGCAGGAAATGGGAAGAATAGCAGCAACAAGAGCGGACTGTATTGCAACAGTTCAGGCTGGTGATCTTGATGCCGATACGACAACGCAAGTTAGAAATGCTGAATTGTATGGTTACAGAACACCATCTTATGTTGCTATCTATGCAGGATATTCAAAAATCTATGACAAGTACAACGATAAGTTCGTTTTCTTGCCAAATGCGATTCTTGGAGCATCTTTGTTCGCAAGAGTAGACAACATTGCTAATCCTTGGGAAGCTCCTGCTGGTATCAATAGAGGTACGCTTTCGGTTCTTGACCAGAGAAAGATTTGGACATTCGATGAGATTGGTAAGCTTTACGATAGAAATATCAACGTGCCGAGGTTCATAAGAGGAACTGGTCATGTTATGTGGGGTCAGAAGACTGCTCAGTTGAAGGCATCTGCTCTTGATAGAATTAACGTAAGAAGAAATCTTCTTTACATTGAGAACAACATCGAGACAGCATTGCTTCCATTTGTTTTTGAGAATAATACTGCTAAGACAAGATTGAGAGTCTTTAGCTTGATAGATGAGTTCTTGGCAGGTGTTCAGGCTGGTGGTGGATTGACAGCATATCAGGTTGTCGTTGATGAGAGTAATAATACTCCTGCTGTCATTGATGCTAATAGATTGAATGTTGACATTTACGTACAGCCAACAAGAGCGATTGAATTCATCCAGTTGACTACTGTTATAACACGTACAGGAATTTCATTCGAAGAAGTTAGAATTGCTACTGCGTAATTGACAAATGTTAATAAATATGTTATAATATAAAAGTGGGACAGTGGGTTGCAAACCATTTCCTGAAACCTTGATTAGTAAGGATTACCACTTTTTTATTAAATCTATCAAGGAGATTATATTGAAAAAATTAAACGATTCAATTTTTATACAAAAGTCAAAAAAAGTTCATGGAGATAAGTACGATTATTCTAAAGTAAAATATATTAATTGTGAAACTAAAGTTTGTATAAAATGCCCAAAACATGGATATTTTTGGCAACAACCTCAATATCATATAGGTAAACAGAAATCTGGATGCCCATCTTGTGCTAATGAAAACAGAAACAATTATAAAAGATTAAATACAACCAAATTTATAAAAGAAGCTATAAAAATTTATGGAAATAAGTACGATTATTCTTTAGTAAATTGTAAAAACAATTATGACAATGTTACAATAATATGTCCTATACATGGAAAATTTGAACAAAGACCAACAGTACATCTAAGAAAAAATGGAAAAGGTTGTCCCAAGTGTTGTGTAAACTATAAGAAAAGTTTAGAAGATTATTTGAAAGTTTTTAATAATATTCATGGAGATAAGTACGACTATTCTCTAGTAAATAATATAAATAACGGCCAATCTATGATAGATATAATTTGTCCGTTACATGGAATTTTTAAACAAAGGGCAATTTTACATTATAGAGGCCATGGTTGTAAATTTTGTGCTAATAAAGAAAATGGATTAAACCATCGCATATCTGTTGAAAATTTTATTGAAAAAAGTGTTAAGATACATGGCGATACTTTTGATTATTCTTTAATAAAAGAAATAGAAAATGTTCAAATAGGTGTTCCTATTAAATGTAAAGAACATAATGAAATATTTTATCAAAGACCAGACAATCATATGAATGGTAAAAATGGTTGTAAAAAATGTAAATGTATGGGAATTTCTCATTTAGAAAAAGAAATGATAAATTTTGTTAAAGAAAATTATTCAAACAACATTAAAGAAAACGTTAGAAACATAATAACCCCATATGAGTTAGACATTTATTTGCCAGATTTGAAATTAGCATTTGAGTTCAATGGCCTTTATTGGCATTCGGAATTATATAAAGATAAAAATTATCACTTAAATAAAACCGAACAATGCGAAGAGATCGGAATACATTTAGTCCATATTTATGAAGATGATTGGATTTACAAACAAGAAGTTGTAAAATCTAGGATTTTAAATTTGCTTGGTAAATCCAAAAAGGTTTATGCTAGAAAAACCGAAATTAAAGAAGTCTCTTACAAGGATTCGAAGGAATTTCTCGAACAAAACCATATTCAAGGTAACTGTATGTCAAAGATTAGATTTGGACTTTACTACCAAGATGAATTAGTCTCATTAATGACATTTGGTAAATTAAGAAAATGTTTAGGTAATAAAAATAAAGAGGGTTCGTTTGAATTGTTAAGATTTTGTAATAAGATAAATACTAATGTTGTTGGTGGGGCTAGTAAATTATTTAAATATTTCATCGGAAATTATTGTCCTAAAGATGTTATAAGTTATGCCGATAGGAGTTGGACAATGAATAACGGGCAAACCCTTTATGATAAATTGGGATTTGATTTAGATTCTATAAGTAAGCCCAATTATTTTTATATAAATAACATTAAAGAAAATAGGTTTAAATATCGTAAAGATAAACTTATAGAAGATGGATTTGATGAAAATATGTCAGAACGTGAGATTATGACAGAAAGAAAAATTTATAGAATATATAATTCGGGACAATTAAAGTATAAATACTTACAAAGATGAATTTGAGAGATTTTTGTAAATGTATTACAAATACTTTTAAAAGAAGACAATTTAAAAAATAATTTAAGAAATAAGGAGAAATAAAATGAATGGATTTAAAGAATATTTGAATGAAGTTTTAAACTCTAATGAAGGTGAAAAAGTTTTTCGCGTTTTTGGTTATGGAAATGACCTAGAAAGCGGCTTAGTTGGATATGTTAAAGCATTTTCTATCAAAGACGCTATAATTAAAATGTGTAAGAATCCAAAAAAAGTTTTCGGCTGAAGAAGTTAATCAACAAAAAGCTTTACGATATGCTGAAATGTACAGAAAACAAATGGAAGAAGCAAGAAGTGAATTAGATGGTCTTTCAAGGTTTTTTGAAATTTAAAATTACATCTAATTAAGCTGAAGAAATTTTAGGAGGAAAAAATGGCAAATTTAACAATAGAAGGAAGAGCAAAAACATTACCTGACATTCAGAGAACATGGATGTGGGAACTATTTATCCCATCCATTGCTGATGTTACGGATAATATTATGGGTGATGTAGAGGACTTGGTCATCAGAGCAAGAACAGCATCGATCCCTGCTCGTGGAAACGAACCAATTGAAAGCCAGTTCATAGGTATGAAACAGTTCTTCCCTGGTAAACCAACATTTGGTAATACATTTGAAGTTACTATAGAAGAGACTGAAGATCAGATAGTACATAGAGCACTAACTAACTGGCAGAATTTAATATTCAACATCTCACCAAATGCTGTTGATGGTGGTCAGTCATTGAGACCATTGAAGAGAGATGTTGCTAAGGATGTTTATTTGCTTATGTATAGATATAATGGTGACGAAATGAGAGAAAAAATCCGTTTTTACAACTGTTTCGTTCAGAACGTTGGTGATGTCTCATTGTCATATACTGAAAATAACAAGGTCGATTATAGCGTCACGTTTCAATTTGATTTCTGGACATTTGCATAATATCTTCAAGATATCTTTCTTTTTCAATTTATAAATGAGTGTGAGGCATTATATGTCTCGCACTGAATTGATTTTAGCACTAATCACATCAAGGACAGAAATATGCCAATAGGTATAAATGGTATAGAATTACTCAGGTACTTTAGACAACCAGAAACTGCCTTTGGAAAATCTATTCAAAGGAACTGGCAGTTCTATGGATTTTTTCTTTACAATCCATTTCAAGGTGACACGGTTGGAAGAAACGTTGAGTTCCCTCCAGTAATTCAACCATTTCATATTTTGGATGTTACTATTCCTACATACAGCTTTAAGAAAG